AAGTAATAAATTTCTGTTATTATATTTTATTTTACTACAATCCCCAACTTCTGTTTTTGCATTTTCACCGTAATTGTTTGTTTTGAAAATTAAAATACCTTTCAACTCTTCATATCCCAATTCTTTAAATGAATATTCTACATTTATTTTATTAATTGTATTTTCTTGTAATTGGTCAAATTTCCATTTATCTTTAGCAATCCCGTTAGTCTTTTCTATTTTTTCTAAAATATACTTAATTACTGAATGTGTTCTTCTTAATGATAATTTATAATTATATTTCTCATCTGACGGACTTGAAGCTGAAGAATCAATATTGATTATAATATCATCTTTCACTGAATTATTTTCAAGATTATTTTTTAATTCTTCTAATGTAGTTGCAAGTACCAATCTGTCACTATCTAATTTTGTAATTATTTCATCCGTTTTATCTGTAATATTAGGTATGGCGTCTAAAGTAACAGTATCTTTATTGAATATTGTTATTCTATCTTGTTTATCTTTTTTCGTAGTTCCGTTAATAATATCTGTTAACCCTTGTGTTAAAAGATTTATTGCACTTGTTTTTTCATTTACAATATTATCGGCAATATTATTATATGAATTAGCTGACGTATAATCAGTTTGTCCTTGACCTAATTGTGATGAAGGTATATTATTTGGGTAAAATAATTTAACTTCATAATTAACCGATTCTGAATTTGATTTTTCTGTTGTAGTTCCCTCTGGATTCTTAAGAACTTCGGTTGTAACAGTTTTTCTTTGTTTTTTAATTTGTTCAGAATCAACACCAGAGTTTAAATATGATTGTATTAATTTAACATCATCAGGTTCTAAAGTTGTATATGTTCTTATTAAACTATAAAAGTCAATATCTTTAGCTCCAGCAAAAAATGCATTGATATAATCATCAACTTGTTCTTCATTCATTAATTTAAAATGTTCACGAACAAGTAAATTTAAAACACTTGGATGGTCAACGACAATCTTAAATGATAATTGACCAGTTCTTTCTGTATTTTGATATGTATAAATTGGTTCGGGTCTTCCTAAGAATGAATTCTTATCCCAATTCGCACTACTTTGTTCTGATACTTTTAAATCATATGGTGGGAACCACATAACACGACCACCATTATTTCCTCTTTCACAATATGGTAAATCTGAAACTGTAAAACCAGATAATGTTGATGTCTTCCATGCTAAATTTTCTAAAGATAACATATATTTTTTAGCATAAAACCCTTCCCCTCCGTATGGGTCTTTACCTTGTTCACTTCTAAAAATATTACTTGAACCAACAAAACTTTTGTTTCCGTTGGACATAGGTGCAATATTCAAGTTCCATGTGTTTGATAATACACTACCGTCAAATTTTCTAATATTCGTTCTTCTATATGGCTTTTCTGTTTTTTTATAATATGGGGTGTCTATAGTTTCTTTATAATATGGTGCAGTGTCTCTTAATGTTAAGTATGGTCTATCTTTAGTCCAAACTCTTGCGTATTCAATGCCAATATCTCTACCCGAATTATCCATATATTTTACTGCAGAACCTCTTGATATTAACGTATCACCATCTTTAAAGTATTTTGATGTTTGATTTAAAATGTGTCCGATATGTGATAAAGCCTCTCCACCATTATTTGGTTTTGAGTTTAACATATCTTGTGTTAAAAAAAGAATTGAGTCCTCTCTAAAATCATAACTTGTTGATAAAGTTCCTGCAATTCTTGTCTCATCTAAGTTTCCCGTTTTTCTATTGGAACTAATCCATGTTAAATTTCCACTTGTTTTTCCTTGATTATTATATGACCTATCTGTATGAAATAATTGTGTTGCAATTGGGTCAAATAATAATGATAAATAATAACTACTTCTAACCTTTCTACCACTAAATAAATCTGATGTTGTTAATTTAACATCATTAGATCTGTCATCTCCGATATATGCTGTAGAATCAGGTGCTTCAACACCTAATAAGTTTTTAATTCCCTGAGCAATCTGGTTTGGAAAGTTAAATAATCTTGATGATTGTTGTGACCTTGCAGTCGTGGTGTAATTCGGTGCATATTTTGAGTAGGATAATAAATCAAAGAGTCTATTCTTTGAAGAATCTCCCATATATTGAATTAATAAATCCGATGGTTTTGCCGTTGGTAAAGGTCTTCTTCTAATTCCAACAATACTTCCTAACGTACCTGTTAGGTCCTGCCATATTCTTGTACCTTCATTAACGTTTGTAGGTCTTGTATTAACAGGATTTCTTGGATTGGTAAGATAGTCACCAGGTATCTCAGACCACGGGAATTGGGTTCCTGCAACCGTTTGTAAGAAATCTATTCCCTTACCTAAAAGAGAATTAGCCACAGTGATTTTATTGTTACCCTCAACTAAAGGTTCTTTACCTCTTAATATATTAGTAAGTGTTGTTGTATTACCACCTAAAGCGTCAAATATTCTACCTTTGGCTGTGGTGGCGGTAAATAAATTTTGTTGTATTCTTGCTAAAACAGGACCTTGACTATTTGTTCTAATATGATTAGCTGCAAATTTGAATAGTTCAGATTCACCATCATAATTATTGGTCGCCATTATACCAATTAAATTATCGTTTGTTTTTGTAAAATAAGGGTATAATGTTAGATTTGCTCTTCTTGGTAAATCAATTAAAGATTCTTTTATAAAATATTCGTTTGGTTTGAATATATTAACTCTTTGTATGTTTTCTAAGTCAGTTTTTCTATTTGCATCAACATCAGGTTGATTAATATTAGAGGAATCGTTTAAATTTTGAATACTATACTGATCACTGGTGAAAGTTTTGGGAGATGGACTACTACCATAAACAGGGTCCAACGTTCTCTTCAACACTTCATCCCTTAACCTTTTTGTTGAATCAAAATTTAAATAACTTGGCATTATATTCTTTTATTATAAATAGGGTATTAATGAAAAATTGGAGAGTTACGCCATTGTTGATAAGTAGTCATTTTTGTTAGGTATAAAAATACCTCTGTAATTACCTGAATTTCTTATAATTTCTCTAGCCAAAGAGTCTCCATTTGTGTCGGCCTTAATTGTAATTTCGTTAATTACTTTATTAATTGTTGGGGAGGTTGTTTGAGTACTTGGTTTGTTAGTTTCAATCTTTTTAAGTTGTTCTTGTAAAGACACCTTTTGTTTTTCAAATTCCTCTTTAAATCCAGACATTCCACCGATAGAAAATGATTCTTGTAATTTACCTCTTACACCTTCGGTTAATTGATTTATTTGTTCTCTATCTAAATTTTTAGTTTTACTAGTCTCTTTAATGAAATTATATAGTTCCTTAGTTTCTCTATCTAAATTAAAATTTTCAGCCTCCTTAGCACCAGCAGCAGTAATCTCTCTTAATTGACCTTTAGCCCATCGTTGTAATAATAAATTAATATTTTTAATTTCGGTGAATTGGTCTTTAGCAATATCCGCTGGTGACATCTCTTCAAAAGCCTTTTTATTGGCCTTTAACACATCAATTTGTGATTTACTTAAATCTGACAACGCAACTTGTGATTGTCCTTGGAATTCTTGTTGTAAAGTTTTTGGTATTTCAATAACCATTTTACCTCCATCCATTTTGGATAGATTAGTTATAAACTCTCTATCTTCTTTCTTTAAATCAAACGATTTACTCGCCAAATCTGCGCCAGCCGAAATTCTTTCTTGAGCAGCGATTGCCCCTCTTGCGAATTCTTTATAATCAATACCTAATTGAGCAGCCATTTCACGAGCTCTTCTTAAATTAACACCCACTAATTCAAATCTACCTTGTTCTGAATTATATGTTGCTAAACTACTTGCAGCACCAATTAATGCGTCTTGTAATCCTTCCACATTATTCGTCGCCATATACATCAACTTAAGTGGGTCATTAAAATCACCAATTGCACCACCCAATACTTGTAAGTTTGCCGTTAAATCAATTGCACCTTCAGGACTCATAACTTTTTCTGCAATCTTATACACTTGGTCCATGTTCATTCTAAATTCCTGAGCCTTTCTTGACATTTCAGCTAAACCTTGAATACCTTTTGAAAAACCATATTCATTTAATTTTTCTATATTATTTCTAATGTCGGTTACGGTAGTTTTAGCACGTAAACCTAATTCTAATGAACCCTTACCGGCTTTATCTATTGAGTCCATAGCACTTCTTGCACCTAAACCTACCCTCTCAAATTCATTAAATAAGGTACCCATTTCTTCTAAACTACCAACAAATGCACGTGCGGTTGAATAAGACCTTTCTATTGTTTCTTGTGATATGAGGTTAAATCTACCAGACCCCTCCATCATATTATTCACAAGTCCTGTAATATTCTCAATACCATATCCAAACTCAATAGCTGCGGGATATGCATCTAAAATTTCATTTCTTAAACCTTTTGATAATTCACCGGCGATTCCAATTTTTTCATTGATGTCGGTTCTTAACTGTGATTCAATTGCAATTTGTTCTACAATATCTCCACCAATTTCTTTTAATAATTGGATAGGTGAAAAACTTTTCAAAGCATTCACATATGGTTTTGGGTCAATTAATTCCCCAACATTAACTTCACTAATTTTTGATTGACTTTGTAATGCACCTAAAACATCCACACTATTATTAAAATCTCTTGGTGTTTTTGGTGTTGTTGTTTGACTTGGTTTATTATTAGCTGAAGAAAAGGCCTTGGTACCATTAATTACATCATCTTCTGATAAATCACTAACTTTAACGCCTCTTTCCTTAGCAACTTGTTTCCAAAATTCATTTACGTTATTACTATATTTTTTTGCTAATCTTTCAAACATTCTTATAAATATCCATCCTAACCTTTTTCTAACTCAATTAGATAGTTAATGAAGTATCTTCTTTCAAAGATTGGCATTTTTAATAAATCACCATATGAGAATCCTTTTTTAATAAGATACATGAACTCCTCATACTGAGTTTTTTTATATTCCGTAGAAAGGACGAAAAAACTCAACCCCGAACCCAATATTTACTTGGATCTCATCTCCTGATGGGGTAGTTACTGTTTGGGTTAAATCTAACCCTGGTTTATTATCTTTTACAAATTTTCTAAAATCTTGGGAATCTTTAATTGGCATTTTTTCAATGAAATTTCTAATTTGCATCGGGTCTTTATTACCATTAATTGAACGAATCATAAATTCAAGTTGTTTCGTCATAATAGGCGCAACACCTACTCCGTTCCAACTCTCTCTAATTTTTTCAATTTCTTCTTCTTGTTTTTTTGTTAAAAACTTAAATGTTACCGTATGATTACTTTTTTCTAAATGATATGAATATTCACCATTTTCATTTTCTGATAACATAAAATCCTTAATTTTTAAGGTTGATAAATCAATTGAAAATGTAAATTCTTTATCTGTTTTTGGGTCAGTTGTGGACATATTATAATCCGAACCAAATGCGGTGTTTCTTAAAAATATTAAAATTGCTTGTTTATCTTCTTCAACTATATCTTCAACAGATAAATCTTTATCTAATATTTTTCTTTTTAATAATTCAGTAACAACTGAGTTTGTTGAATTTAAATTAGGCGACGCTAAAATGTTCTCATCTGAAGCGGTTAGATATGCCACTTTTAATGATTTTTTCTTGTTTTCATAATGAATACCTCTACTAGGTAATTCTATTACATCATACGCTATTGTTGGGTCTATTCTATTTTCTTCCATAATATTCAATTTAATTAATAACTAGTAGAAAGTAAAGTTTTACAAAACAAAAAACCGATAATCTTTTGAACTATCGGTTTAATATATGAAAAAAATATAATATTAGTAAATCAAGATACATCTATCCATTCTCAATGAACAAGCAATATTTGCCAAATCATCTCTTGAATAATCCAATTCACCAAAGTTTAAATCTGTTAAGAAACAACCTTCTAATAACCATTTCTCAACAACAACTCCTGTTGGGTCTAACATCTCCAAATCAATGTCTTTTTTATAACCGGCAGCGTATCCCATACGACCTGTTACTGATTCAGCATGTAAACGGAACCATTCCATTAAAGCTTGAGAAGCTGAAGGACCGATTGGGTCTCTAAAGTTTACCTTCATCTCATTCCATTCAAATCTACCTGCAACATATGTTGAAGTATTCAAAAAAGGAATTGCTACTGAGTTAATTTTAGCACTAGGTCTTTGAGAAGATGTTACATACCATTCGTTAATACCCAAAGTAGATGGGAATCTTACGATAAATCGGTTGACTCTTTTTGGTTCATATGGAGTCGGCATTTTCATTAATAAATCGGCCATGTTGTATTTGTTAAGTTTTTAAGTTATTTTTACTTTCTTATAAATATATCCAAAAGGAAAATAATTTTTTTATGGATTAATTATATAGAAAGCTTGATTTTGTCAATTATTTTTCGTAGTTTTTTACAGGCTCCAGTATTCTAGTACCAGTTTAAATACTTCTTTATTAACTATTATAAATACTAGTATATCTAGTTCCAGTATACTGGATAATGTATAATTTAATATATTTTATACAGTGTTCCACGTGGAGCATTAAAAAAGGGAGTCTCACGACCCCCTTTCTATTTTTATATCTCCTTTTATATTAGATATTTTCAAATGATGCTCCTGTTGGAGTAATAATGAATTCTAAATCAATAAATTCAAGAGAACGAGTTGGTTTGATATAAATCTTACCTCTCAATGTGTTAGCATCAATATCTTCTGGATCATTTGATACTGTTACACGGAACTCATATAAACCTCTTTCTTTCTTGATATTTTCCAAAATTGGGTTAACCAATCTTAAGAATTCGTTTCTTACCTGTTCGTCATTTTGTTCAAATAACAATCTTACAGAAACTGCAGAAATTAACTTTCTTGCTCTTAATAACAATCTTCTTACGTTGATTCTATCTAAAGCAGATTCTCTAACTTGTAACGTTTTGTTACCCCAAATGATTGTACCTGTATCAGAGAATGTTGCAATTGGGTTAATTCTGTTCTTATATAATTCATCTCTTTCATCTAAAGTTAATTTTTTAGACGCTTTGATTGCGTTTACTAAACCTCTTGAGAAACCCGCAACTGCGAACCAAGGGAAAGAAACGTTGTCAGTTAATGCAATGTTCTTTAATACTTCACCTGTTGGTGGAATATAAAGTTGAGTTGCATTATCTGTGTCTCTTACTTGAATCCAAGGCCAATATGTTGCCGAGTAGTTAGAATCAATAGATGCGTCATCTAAGATACCTATTACTTGGTCAGCGGCAGTTGTACCTGTGATATTTGGTGAATTCATGATATACAACGAATCTGCTCTATCATTTTCAACCATATCAATTGCTTGAGTAGTTAATGAAGAATGATCTTGGAAGTTAATACCTGGTGTTGCAAACACGTTAATATCAATAGCTTCAGGATTTGCAAATGTTTCAATACCTTGTAAATAAGAATAGTAATCTGAATTACCTAAGTCGTCATTAAAGACACCTCCATTAACTTCTTTACCACTTGTGTATGTACTTTTACCATAAATGTATCCATCACCATTTGTTCTTGTTTGTCTGTAAATATCCCAACCATCACGACCACCAAAAACCATAAATGTAAATTTACGATAATTGATTGATGTTAGTTTATTATCAACCCCAGATTGACCTTCCAAATCGTATGGTGTTGTCATAAACATTTTTTCTGTTGGAGTTGCACCTGATATATTAGATGCATTTAGTGATAAGTGGAAACCATATGTTTCATCAACTCCACCTGTACCTTTATATTTCAATAAGTCTCTATCAAATCCAACTTGTGAAGATACACCTAACATTACTTTTCTAACCTTATCTCCAGATTCTACTACTTCTGTACCGTCTGCTGCGTATTTTACAATATCACCAGCGTCGTGGTATTGTGTTTTATACATAATACCTCCGTATGTTGTACCTGTTAATGAACTAATTCTATTACAAGCAAAACCTTTAAAACCAGCGGGAAATGCATCAACAGGGTGATTTTCCACCATTGACAACATGATATATTTTGAACGTAATTCATATTCACCATCTGAAGTACCTACTTTTCTTGCGATGTAACCAGGTAAATCAGGATTCATTGAACATCTTGAGAACTTTTCAAGTACGATTTGATTATCGTCAGAATCGTTAAAATCACGTACTAATAAGTCAAATTCCGCAGTATCTAAATTAATATTTTGAACTGTAATTTTAACTTGGAAGTTAGCTGATTCACCATCAGAAATTGTAATAACTTGGAATAAATCAGATACATTACCTCCACGATATTCCGAAACGACCATTGGAGAAATTGTTGTATCCCATTGACCTAAGAAATTATCACCTTCGGTTGTTGTAACAAAATCCATAGATAAACCTCTAACTACTCCACTTTCAAATGAAGATTTTAATAAATTTGAATATATTTCGTGTACATATAATGGAAAATCTGAATAATTCTTATCAAATACATCAGTTCCAAATACTTTAGAAATATATTTTGTTGAACTTTGGTCAAATGTACATGTAAATGAAGTTCCACCTGTCACGGTTAAACCAGTAACATTGATTAAAAACTCACCTAATGGATTAACTCCCATATCATCAACATCTTGACTAATTTCAATTTGTGTGTTACCTGTAACTTCTAATGTTAATGTTTGACCAACATAACGACCTCTTGATCTTAATGCAGCGACAACAACACCATGTTGTTCGTAGTTATGTTCAGCATCATATTCAAATCTTGTTACATCCCATTTGGCGTTTGAACCATCAAATTCAAAAACATATGAATAAACCGCATCAACGGTAGTTTCATCACCTGGTGTTGACAAATGATAACAAGAGTTATACCACTCTTTACCGTTAGGATTATTTGAATTAAACTTACCAGTTAATGGAGAAACTAATTCATCACCACTTGGTTCTACTTCACCTTCAGGAAGTTGTCCAATAACGAACCACTCATTATCGTGAGTTGCACCAGTAGTGTATCCACTAAACTTAGAAACTAAATAATCTGTGATTGATGTACCCTCTACAGAAGTTATACCTGATAAATGACTATATAATGCTGTTATATCATCAATACCTCCGGCAGTTAAAGTAACGCCAGTATAATCACTTGTAGTTTGGAATTCTTGTAAAATTACACCTCCGATAGTTTTAATACCGAAAGTTTTGTTTGGTTTATATCCTGTCAATCCCAATACTCTTGTTACGAATAATTGGTTAGACTCTTGTAAATAAGACTTTGCAACGTAAGGTAATTCATACTTTGGGTTACCGTCACCGAATTTCATTGGTGAAGTTGGTCCGAAATATGTCTTAAACTCATCAAAATTACCTACTAAAATTGGTTCAAAAGCTGGACCTTTTAAAGTCTCACCTACTAAACCTAATGTGGTAACCCCAACGCTTTGTGCAACGAATGTTAAATCCTTCTCTGATGTATAGACACCTGGAGAAACGAATACTCTGTTTGAATTTGCCATCGATTAATGTTTGGTTAATATTTTTTTATTACTTATCTTATAAATATCTTTGTTTTTAGTAAAGATTTCCGTATTTTTCTTAAAAAGATAGTTATTTATCTTTTATTATCTTTATCATGGAAAACAAACAAAAAAACGTTAAGATAGGTGAAAAACACCACGAAATGCTAAAATCATATTGTGATAAGAATGGTTTAAAAATCTATAAAGTTTTAGAAAAACACATTGAAGATTTATGTAAACCAAAAAAGAAAGATATATATGGTGAATAAATTAGTGTAAGTATGTCACATTAATAACTGAACCGACGGATGGTAAACCCAATAACCTAATCTGTTTTGTGTTTTGAATAATGAAATTATCATTTTCATCTTGGACTAATCCATTAATATCTAAACTTACAAAACTATCAATGTCATAGTTTAAATTAACGAATTCGGTTGACTGTGGGTTTATAGTAAAAGATTCCTCAGTCAGATAAACAACCTTACCATAATTGTTTAGGAATGTAGTAACGTTGTCAACTCTACTGTCTTTTTTACCTCTATAATATTGAATTGTAATAACATCTCCTTGTTCAGGTGCACCCAAAGTTGTAATTCTTGATGTTCCCGATATGTGTAAATAATTTAAATCACGAATTAAAAGTTCACCATTAAGATATACATTAAACAATTTTGTTATAGGTTCCCCAACACCAAAAACGGTTTGAGTACCGTCGGCGATTATTGTTACTAATGTAAGGTCAATATTTGATGTGACTATTTTTTTAGTTACGGGTTTATTAGTTATAAATTCACTAACTAAAAAGGCTCTACTAATTGCTGGAGTAACTTCAAATTCTTCATCGTCAATTAACAATCCTAACATTGTAAATTTATAGGTTTGTAAATAAAATCTACGTCCATCCAATGTTTCCATTGGTGTATTGTCTTCAATACCATCTAAAATGATTGGTATGTAATGTCCTTTAACTGATGTATATGATTGTCTAGATGAAAACTTTTGTAATACGATTTTATTAAACTTATTAAGTTCTCTTAACTTGTTACAAACAAAAACAATTTCATATGACATATCAATTGCCACAGGTTGAGGCATTTTGTATATGTCCGCACCCATTTGGTTTCCGTCCCACGTTGGTACGGTTGCATAATGAAAAGTTTGTCTATCGGGAATTGTTCTTTGTGTTGACGGATTCGTACCAGGTTGAACTTCGGGTTTTCTTATAATTGCAATAAATGGTAGTTTCATATTACCATCATCATCCGAAAAATCCCAATTATTTGAAAACTCAGCCCATCTTTGGATTGTTAAAATTTTAGGGATTACAGGTATTTGGTTACCGTCACTGACAATCTTAAAAGTTTTTTTTGCATAGTCTAACATACCTGCGTCTAAGTCTTCATGTAAAACTGAATCAGGTAAAAAACTATCTGACTTAGTAATTTTATCTAATAATTCTTGTCTTCTATTGATGACATTGTCACCTCTTTCGGTTTCTTTGTTTCCGTAGACCTCAATGTCAGTTTTTCTTTTAGGTATTCCCATATTATATTCCTCTAAATTCACCCTCTTGAACAGGTGCACAAATTATTGTTCTATAGTGTGGTTTAAAACCAAACATTTTATGTTTATTATCTGAAGTTACCTTACCGTCGTTTGTGACATTATAATATCTAACTTTATCTTCAGAATCTTGGTAACCTATATAATCACCATATTTTATATCTATTTTTAATTCTTCTAAATGTGTTATATAAACAGATATCATTAAATTACCTGGTTCGTTATACCTTAATAAACCCGACTTATACGATGAATTTTTAGGTTCATCTATTTTAACCAATCCATTGAACTCAATTGGAGGATAGTACTTAATTTCCCCATTACCCGCCTCCGCATAAACAGAATCGGTATCACTCTTACTTCTATCAACACGATATAAGACTAATTTCATATTCAAATCCCCGTGTAAATACTCCTGACCCATTTGAATATTGATATCAAAATCGTCTTGTGAGAAGAATTTACTTAATCTGGTGATAGGTAATTTGTTATTCATATCCTTATAAATAGTTTAATCTTACAATCTATTTAGTTATATTATATATATTGTGTATGGAAAATAAAATACCCGAAATTGAGGCTAGAGAAATATTATTAAACTACGAAGGTTCCAATAATCAGTTTCTTGATTGGAAGAGAAAATTTACCGAAGTTAAAAACTTTAAATTGACTCGTCCCCAATCTGAACACGTTATGAAATATAAAGATGTTGTTCCTAAGGTTGCAAGAAAATATATTAATATTGTATCTACGTTTGCTGAAAAGATTATGGAGGAGAGATTTCTTCCTAAACCACCTGAAAGTATTTGGTGTGAAAAATTATTATGTGATTCAGATAAAGCATTCCATATATGGGGTAAAGTTTTAGATAGTGACCAATTGAGTGCAATGTGGTTACCTAAAGCCGCAATTGTTCAAGAAGAAAAGAAATTAAATCGTGTTATTGATTATAGTCCATATGATGTTAGACCACCAATGGAACATCAAAAAGTTGCTATTGAGAAATTATTAGCTAACGATAAGTTTATATTGGCTGATGATATGGGTTTAGGTAAAACAACCTCCGCAGTAATCGGTGCAATAGAGAGTGGAGCTAAGAAAGTTTTAATTGTATGTCCAGCGTCACTTAAAATCAACTGGCAAAGAGAAATTTCAAATTACTCAGATAGACGTGTGTTAATAGTTGAAGGTCGTAAATGGGGTTCTACGTTTGATTTCTATATTATCAATTATGATATCATTAAAAATTATCATACAACAGATAAGAGTGAAGATAGTGATGATTATAAATTATTAGTTAATGAAGGATTTGATTTAGCAATTGTGGATGAAGCACATTACGTTTCAAATACTACCGCAAACAGAACTCGTTTATTAAATGACGTATTAGAAAAAATTCCTAAAGTTTGGTTATTAACTGGAACACCAATGACATCAAGACCAATCAACTATTTTAATTTATTAAAAATTGTTGATTCACCTTTAACATTGAATTGGCAATCATATGTTCGTAGATACTGTAAAGGATATCAATTCACGGTAGGTAATAGAAAAGTATGGAATACAAGTGGTGCAAGTAATTTAGATGAACTTCGTGAAAGAACTAAATCATATGTTCTTCGTAGAATGAAAACCGATATTCTTGATTTACCTGAAAAAATTGTAACACCTGTGTTTGTTGAATTGACAAGTAAGATGTACGATGAAGAGTTGGAAGAATTTACACGTATAAGTAACGATAAGAAAAATGATGAGACGATTAGTGTTACATTAAATCGTTTAATGAAAATTAGACAACTTATATCTTACGAAAAAATTCCATACACTTGTGAATTAATAGATAAATGTTTGGAACAAGGAAAGAAAGTTATTGTATTAACAAACTTTACTATGACACTTGATATGTTACATGACAAATATAAAAAGAATTCTGTAACACTTGATGGTCGTATGAATAAAGATAAACGACAAGAAAATGTTGATAGGTTTCAAACGGACGATAAGATAAAAGTTTTTATTGGTAACATTAAAGCTGCGGGTGTTGGTATTACATTAACCGCAGCAGAAGTTGTTATTATGAATGACTTATCATTTGTACCTGCAGACCATTCACAAGGTGAAGATAGAGCTTATCGTTACGGACAAAAGAATAGTGTTTTAGTTTATTATCCTGTATTTGAAAATACAATTGAAAAGGTAATCTACAATATATTACAAAAGAAAAAGAATGTAATTGACCAAGTGATGGGTGACGGAGAATACTCCGAATCGTTCAGTAAAGACCTACTTAAAAGTCTCCTTTAATTCTTTTAATTTATCAATTATTAATTGCTCTAATTGACTATCTTTAAAATCGGCAATTTTAATGTTAATCATTTTTTCTGGTTGAGAGTGAATTATTATTTCATTTATAGAACCAGGTAAATGTTCAATTTCAATTAATATTTTATTTTGAAAACAATATTTTGCTATTTCATTTAGTTTTTCTGCAACCATAATTGATTCTTTGATTATTATTGGATGTGTTATTTCTTTTTTAAACAATATATTATAACCAACTCTACTAATATATGGTTTTAAATTTTCAAATAATATTATTTCAGTTTGATTATCATTTATATCTACATAACACCAATAATGTACACCGGCTTTTAAATCATTAGCAGCACCCTTTATTAAATAACCGTTTTCTGATTTATCAATTACTTTACCACCTTTAACTTGAATTTTGATTATTTCTTTTCTTTTATAAATGTCTTTTGTTACTGCAGTCAACATTACATCAATACCAATAAAATCATTTGGGTCACCTCTTTCTAATGCAAAATCCATATGAGTTATTTTGTAATCACTAAATAACTTTTTTATTTTATACATTAAAGCGATAATAGTTAATTGACCTTTTGTCCAAGATTCATTACATCTAAACCAAAAATGATAAAAATATTTCGTATCAATATTAGTTGTAAAATATAACTCAAAATTTTGTTCAACAAATTTAAAAAGAATATTCAAATTATCTTCCCATTTTTCCTTATTGTTAAAATCCAATTCAATACCTGTTGAATCATAAAAAAGGTAATAGAAATCATGAAAACAATATGGATGTGTATTTGGAGTATTTCTCCAACACCAAGAAATAGGAGTGTTTCCATCATATTCAACAATTCCATAATTTCCGTTTTTGTACCAAAATCCCCAAATCCCTAATTCTATACCCTTTTTTTTAAAAACATAATTACATTTTGTTTTATATAATTTTTTAAAGTCTCCACTTAATAAACCTTTAAAATAATCATATTCATATTTTCTGATATGTGAGGTTAGTATATCCATAACACAAATATATGATATTTATAGTAATATACCAAATTATGGCTCAAATTATAACACAAGAACAAAAAGATAAATTATATACACAGGTATTTCACCTATTAGGTATGCCTGTCCGTGGAATTGAACTTACAGAGGAACAGATGGATACCTTTATGGAACTTTCACTCTCTGAATATGAACAATATGTAAGTGATTGGTTAATTGAATCACAATGGTCCGCTTTGGCCGGTTTAGACGTAGATACACAATCTTTAACAAGAGCGTTTACTACGAGAAGTTTAGATTATGAAACTCAATACACTTACTCATATTCAAAGATTGTAGGTTTACAGGCGAATGGTCCTTGGGAAATGAAAAAGGATTTTATAACGATTGTAAAAGGTCAACAAACATATGAAGTTCCTGCTGGTCGTGAAATTAATGAACTTTTATGGTTTACACGTGCAGAATTAACCGATTCTATTATTGACCCGTTCTTAGGTGGATTTGGTGGATTAGGTGGTGTTGGATTTGGTGGTATTGGTGGATTTGCTCAAATGGGTAATGCGGGTTCTTATTTTATGATGCCGGCATATGATTTGTTAGCGAGAATGCAAGATAGAAGTTTAAAGAATAGACTTATTGGTGGTGAATTAACATACAGAATTACCGCAGGTCCTGAAGGTAAAAAATTGGTTCATTTATATAATGTACCAGGTGGTAAGTTTGACTTCGCAAACGTTGCTTCTAATAATTTCAAAGTTTGGTATTGGTATTATGATGTTAATGATGGTGATAGAGATGATTGTTTAGCTAAAAATAAAGATATTATTAAGTTACCTTCGGATGTTGAAATGGAAGATATGACATGGGAATCTTTAAATAAACCAGCTCAAAACTGGGTTAGAAAGTATTTGATTGCATACTCTAAAGAAGGTTTAGCAAGAATATGGGGTAAATTCTCAGGAGATTTACAAGTTCCAGATAGTGCAGTTAAATTAGATTACTCAACATTACTAACTGAAGCTAAAGATGAAAAGATGAAATTAGTGGAAGAATTAATGCAAAGATTAGAAAGACTCCGCCCCGACAAACTTCTTGAAAGAAAAGCCGGCGAAGCGGAGAATCTAAATAAGGCACTTAAGTTTAGAGCAATGCCATCACCATTTAATGTAATCTAACTTTCAATTACATGAAAGGCATAATCGTGACCATTGGTTTCAATTATCTCTTCTTCATTTGACTTAGTACTTTCAGCCTGAAGTGTAACCACTTTTCTATTATGTTCCACCCAATATTGGTCAGCAAGTTCTAAACTATTTTCTACATACATAAAATAAGGGTCTCTTTGTACTCTATTCCAAAAGATTACTTCACTATCAGATAGTGTCATAACTTCATCTAATTTATCTTGACCTTCTTCTTTTAATGGAAACCCATTAACAAGATCACATTGAGACTTAGTAAAGTATTGTCTGTCTTTTGGGTCTTCAATTAATATATCTTCTCTAATTGCCGGATTGAAAACAACTAATAAAGGTTCAACACGTTTGTTGAAATTATTTAAATAACGAGGAACATTATAATCACCTTTTAAATCAGGATTGTTTTGTATTTCTTTCTCATCAATCATGTAACAGTTCACCTCAATAAAATCATTTGGCATTGGATAACCATTCTTTGCAGTAAATTCTTCTTGTTGTTTCTTTGTTGGTTTTGTAATCTTTTGTACATCACCTGATGATTTTTTAGAACCATTATTAACATAATAAATTGTATCACCTAAACCCGCAGGATAATCACTATTCATAATTAATTCCATATGTGCTTGACGAGACATTAATGAACCAGCTTTAGTAGTTTTAGTAACATACTTTTTATATTCATTAACACTTTGTTTAACACGTGCTTTATTTGCTATCTTTGATAATGGAATTTCTTTTTCATAAATCTTTGTTACATAATCGTAATATAATTCTACGAAAGAATGTCCATCACCATTTAACAAATACTTTAATCCTTCATCCAAGAACTCAACAATATATGTTTGTAATTTTTTAGATTTAATTGTATTACCTGTTAGTTTAATTTTCTCTTTTCCTTTCTTCATCATTTTAATAATGTAGTTCTTACGAGAAACATTAATACAAGCCGGTGCAACATAGTCAATATCTAAACCCATTTCACCTCTCATGAATATATCATTGAACTCCGCAGTATGTGCTTCAATACCTACATATTCTTTTCCTTCTGTAACTAATTCATTTAATCCTTTACCAACATATATTGCATCCTTTGCACTATCGGGTGTTTCAAAGTTCACACCATCTGTATCCATTACTAGAGGTTTATAACCCTTCTTCATATAGAACATAATCATCATACGTAAACACTGACGACCAATACAAGTAATGGTTTCACCTGAATTCATTTCACCCCAAGGGAATACGTGTGGTGCGGATAAACTACCGAAATATGCGTTGATAAAAATCTTAATTGGTAATTGTTTACGATCATATACCTCAGACATAACAGGATCACTATTCTTTAATTCACCCGCTAAGTTTTTATATTTAATACGAATGTTTCTGAAATATTTTAACATTGATTTTTGAACTCCCATAACATCACAATCAGGAAACACATCATATACTAATTGAATTGATGGATAGAGTGATGAGTAGTCAAACTTAACAATGTTCTTTGCGTATCCCACATTTAATAAACGAGATAATCCACCTGTGAAAGCACGTTTCTCATCTTTTGCTGGTATTGCCAAGTTGTGTTCGTATGACCACGCTAACATGATAATTTTCCACAGTGTTGCAGTTCCCATAGTTGCAATTCTTTCATACGTGGTAGGAACCAATTTAGAAAGTAAGAACGTTGATTGAGAGAAACTATCATCTACAACCATAGTTTCATACAAGTCATCATCAAGATATTGTTCCACAATTTTTCTTCCTGTCCATATTTCAAACTTACCTGGATATTTTTGTGTTAAATTTTCTGTACCAGGTTCTCCAATTTGTTTGTATCCACCTGTCTTTGGATTTACATAATAACTTTCGTTATCAAGATATATTTTGGAAATCTTTGAACCATCTACGTATACACGATTAGGTTTTTCTTTCTCCAAATATGTTGTAATATATTTCAATCCCCAACTTTTAATTTCACTATTAATTGCCTGAGCACGTCTTACAGAATGGGCAATATCAATAATATTGAAACCCCATATAACGTGTTGTTTATATGGTTCAATTTCATTTGCAAGTTTTAACATTCCTTCTTTCTCTTTCATTCCTTGCGTTGTGAATATTTGTGTTAAACCATCAACATCAACACCAAGAATTTCTGCACGTTTTAATATAAACGGCCAGTCAAAGAACGCTGAGTTATAACCTGCAACAATGGTTGGTTTTAAATCTTTAATGTATTTGAAAAATCTTTCTATACATTTCTTCTCACCGTCTTCACCAAATGCTGCTATTGTTTCATTCATACCACGGTTGTCCTTAACTCCAATTAATATAATGACACAAGTCTCAGGATCAAGACCTGTGGTTTCAATATCAAATACAAATCTATTAACTCCACCGTAATCATCAATACCCTTAAACAATCTTTTTTTCTTCTGTATAAGATATTGTTCTACAGGGTTTAAGATAGTAAACAAATGTCTACACTTTTCATCCCATGGATTTAATCCACCCATCCTAAAGAACGATACCAAATCCGTATAAGATTTAATACTTCTAACAATATGAGTCATACCATTTTCTAAACGTTCGTTGCCGTGAGTATCCAACTTTTCAATTAGGATACCAAATTCACCCATACGTTTTTTCTGCATTGCCTTTGAATCTCCATAGAAATTCATACCTGTCAAATCACCTACCCATAAGAACGGTGTAAATGTATCAGGTTTAACGATTTTCCCTTGTTCAGGATCTTGAATAATTTTGTAGATTGTATTTGTGGGATAGTCGTATTCAACTCCGACGATATACATTTCATCGTCGCCACCATTGAGGAAGCCTTCAATAACTTCCTGAGAGATAACCTCTTTCATGTTTTATATTTTTTTAATGTGACGTATTAGCTTGTGGAAAACCACAGTTTGCCTTGTTTACATTAATAAATATAATTAAAAAAAGTGGTATTAAATAATATTGATGAATAATTTTTCTCTAATCGGTAAAATCAATTTAGTGGTATTGTTACCATTACCATCATTAAATTGAACCGTGACTTTACCTTCAAACTTACCAATTTCGGAAGTTTGTTCTTCGGTGAATCTATATGTAATATAATATTCGTCGTTAATATTGTTAAACTTTTTTGTTCTGTTTGTTAAATTACATGTGGCATCTAAAATGTATGGGGTACCTGACACAACATCAACCATTTCAAATGTAATTTCTGCATTTTCAAGCATTTGATTGAATGATGACTTATCGTTTTTACCGTCGTCAATCATTCTCATCTTTAAAATTGGGTCAGATGCACCTTGTCTTATAAAAAATTCCATATGTTATAAATATATTCTCGTTCCGATTGTTGTTTATTTTTGTTTTAATTGGTAGTTTCCATTGTTTTCTGAAAATATCGTTCAATTCTTTTACTTAATCGGACTCTTACGTCGGTTGTGGTTCTACCCACCACATCGTATGGTAATATAAAACCAAAACTTAAAAATATTCTTCTTGATTTGAATTCGTTCGTCCAATGTTTGTATAATGATGCCTCAAATCCGTATAAATCACCTTCATTTATTTTTATAACATCTTTATCTAAAAACAATTCGTAATCCTCTGATAAAACACTAATATTACATTTATAATTAACATGTCCTTCAACTGCCGCGTCATAGTGAGGATTTATCTTTCCACCACTATTCATATCTACCGCTTGTAAGAAGATATGGTTTTTAGGAAATTCAAATTCTTCCGCAATTCTATCAATAATGGTATCAATCAAATCAGGTAGTTTATCTTTTGAAACATCTGATACCGCTTGGAACTTTGTAATATAATTTGTAAAAGGTGTATTCGAAATATCAAACATATAAGTTTTACCTTTTAGTTCTTTTGATAATTCCGAAAGATGATGATTAGCACCATTACCGCTATGGTCAATTGAGTCTATCCAATTTATTATTTGTTTGGACTCGGATGGTGTAATAAATCCCCTTTTAATTTTATAATTATTATTTTCCAATTTTTTTCAAATTATGTTTTGCTAAAAACTCTTTGGGGTTCATCGCCTCTATTATAGTTAATTCAGCAGAATCCATCATCTGTTTAGCCTTTTCTTCCGTAACCGCCATTACACACAATTTGTGAGTTGAAGGTAATTCTCCGGTTGGTGATAAATCTATTTTTAAGATATTATCATCTTTCATTTTTTCTCTTGCTTGCTGAACTTTTGATTCTTCGCACAATATACATATTCTCATATTTCTTTTGTTTTATTAATCTATAGGTGCAATGATTGTCGACTCTATATACCATTGACCATAATTATCTAACGCAGTTAATATAGGTGTTCCATCAAACCTTCTTTGAATAGTTTTGTTATAATATTCATAAACCATTGGGGTTGCACCAATCGTATCTACCGTCAAAACTAAATCACTCGTTCCACCAAATGAACCAGAAGCTATTGTTATTGTATCACCAGTTAGGTATAGTTTTCCAATGGTTGAAGCTTCAACATTACTAACAAGAGTTGACGCAACAGTGATTGTAAATACTGAATTTACTCCTGCCCCTGATGATGTTCCAGTTACACCTGTATAAACTCCATCGGTTCCGGTAGTTGATGGGTATGAAAAATTTTCGGGGTTTCCTAAATATGTGGTAAAATCTATTCCATTTAGAGGAGTTTCTATTCTATTAAATTGAAAAGAGTTACCTACTGTATTGTTTTCAAACTCATCCCCAATATTATTATTATAAAAATATTCTCCAATTGTATTGTTATTAAAATAGTTTCCAATTACATTACCTCTACTATTGCTTCCACCAAATCCAAAACCTTCACCGATGTTGTTACTATAAAAACTATTTCCAATTTGATTATATCTAAAATCATCTGTTATTCCGTTATCATAAAAATTATTTAATATAAAATTATTTTGAAAATATAATCCTATATCATTTGAATAAAAGTCGTTTCCAATGTTATTTTTTAAAAAATAATTTTCAATCTCATTTCCCCCAAAATTGTTCCCAATTTTATTATCATCAAACTGACCCACTATTAAATTCGCCTTAAATCCATTACCAATATGATTGTCCTCAAAAGTTGATTGATTGTTAATTGATCCTAATGTATTATTGTGAAAATCAAACCCAATTGTATTATTATCAAAAGAGTGATAAATGATGTTTGTATAGAAACTATTTCCCACCGTGTTATTATCAAAACTATTTTTAATTACATTATTAGTAAAATTACCAACTACGTTATCATTAAAACTATTTTGTATAATATTATTACTAAAAGAGGATTTAAATGTGTTATCAGAGAAATCATCATCACCAGTGTAAAAATTACCATAGAATGATCCCATTATTAAATTTTTTTCAAAATCGTACGAGTCATTATCACCTAAATTGTTGTTATAAAAATCATTTTGAATAATATTATTTAGAAAATCACATATAATTATGTTATTGTAAAAATCTGAAGATATTGTATTGTTATCAAAATCATTATCAATTACATTACCATAGAAATTACCACTAATTGTATTATTTGTACAATCATCATTAAAGGTATTGTTTCTAAAATTACTTCCGAATGAATTGTCTCTATGTGGACTATCTCTAAAAACATTGTTTGAAAGCAAGAAAGTATCTCCATTATCTATAGTGTTTGCAACTCTATTACCACAAGTATTGTTAAAACATCCATTATAACTTGTAAATGTTTTGTATTCTGTAAATCCTGTGTTAGAAATAATATTGCTTTGTTTGTAAGACATTCCATTATCGGTTATACTGTCTGTATAGAAAGTGTCATTGACATTATAAATTGTGCGTCCCGTAACAGTCATACTCGTTTCTGTATCAATAGAAACAATTTCATAAAAATCTACATTATATGCGTTTGAACTAACAATACCTATAACTTCTCCGGTAGTTCTATTTGTAAAATTTGTTCCTACACCCGTTACAACACCAACACTATTAATACTTACTTTTCCGACATAAATTTCCTCAGCACTATATGTATTATATCTCTTAAATAAAACTTCTCTAAAGTCATAATCAAAAGCATTTCCTTTATCGTCAATTCTATATGTTATTCTACCAAACGCGGCACCCGCAGTAACTTCGGTAGATGTAAAATATGGATCATATTGTATTGTATCACCAGAATATTCTGGTTGATATGCGTGTTCTGAAATTTTATCAACATCAGTTGCCAACACAAGTATAGGTGCAACATTACCTTGTTTGTAATTACCAGTTTCAATTGTACTACCAGTGTGGTCATAATCAGGTTGGTCGTAACAAGTTTTGAAATCTGTGATTAAATAATGTTTACCTGGTGTTAATGTTGCACCTGTTAAAAGAGAATATAACTCACTATGTGTTACTTCCTCATATATTGAGACACTTAGTAAATTACTTACGCTTACTTTTTTAGTTTCTCCGTTGTTAACTATTGGTAACATATCTCCCGATAAAGGTTCGGTAAGTTCATTTAATTGTGAAATTTTTTGATCTGCCATTTTGTGTTTGTTTTTCTTTTATATAAATAGTTTTATTTTTTGTCTATTACTTAGTATTTTGCAGCTAATGCTAGAACTCTATTGTTCATTACAGTATTACCATTCGTTGTAACTGACCAAGTATCACCATCAGTTGATGTTGCCAATTGATTTGTTCCGATACCACCAGCAACCCATTTAGTACCTGTCCACGTTACACAATATGATTGTAATGAGAATATTGTATTACTATTTGTCGCACCTGACCATGTTATACCATCAGATGAATATGCTAATGCATTTGTTCCTTGACCTGCAGCAACCCATTGTGAACCATTATAAGCTATACCATAACCAGTACCTGTGATTCTACTATTTCCACTTGTTGAACCTGACCATGTTATACCATCTGATGAATATGCAATTCTATTTGCACCTGTACCAACTGCAACCCATTTATCTTCACCCCAAGCGACATTCCAACATGTACCTGTGAATATTGTACCACTATTTGCAGATGCCGTCCAAGATATACCATCATCCGAATATGCTATTGTAGTTCTATTTCCAGTGCCACCTGCAGGTGATGAACCTACGGCAACCCATCTACTTCCATTATATGCCACAGTATTTGGTACACTACCAATCACATTTGAATTTGATGCCGCTGTCCAAGTTATACCATCTGTTGAATATGCAAATTTGGCAGCACCCGACGAAATACCAACCGCAACCCATTTATCACCTCCATATGCAACACCTCTAACATTTGTTGTAAACATGGATGAACCATTTGTTGATCCCGACCATGTATTTCCATCAGAAGACCAAAGTAAAGCGTTTGAATTACCTCCACCTGCAGTTCCTCCTGCGACAAATATATTTCCATCAGTTGCAACAGCAAGTGCTGGTTGAGTTATAAATGTGGCACCATTAGATGAATTTGTCCAATTATCACCACCATCATATGAATAACCTAATACGTTTACTCCACCCGCAGCAACAATAATGTTTGAAGGTATTGGTGTTGCAGTTGGTGTTGGTGTTACCGTTGGTGTTGGTGTTGGTGTATCCGTAGGTGCTGGTGTATTTGTAGGTTCAGGTGTTGGTGTTACCGTTGGTGTTACCGTTGGTGTAGCCGTTGGTACTGGTGTACTAGTTGGGTTAGGTGTTGGTGTAGGTGTTGCTGTTGGTCCACCTGGTGTTGGTGTTGGAGTAGGTGTTCCACTACCAAATGTTATTGATATTGTACTACCACTTACGAATGATGCGTTTGATGTTTTTGTTTGTGTACAAGATTCGGTATTAATTACAAAGAAACTATTTCCGCCACCAACATTTTGAATTCCAAACGAACCTGGCGTTGTACTTGTATATGTTGCGGTATCACCATTTTGTGATATTGTAATTGTTCCTGTTCCACCTGTGTATCCACTAAATTGTGATGTATAATCGGTACCTACACTATCTTTTACACTAAAATGAAGCATTAAACCACTAACTTTATTAGGATTATACGTTTCTATGCTACTTCCTGTGACAATCATAAATAATGCGTTTCCATTTCCTGATGGTGCTCCTGCATTCATAACACCTTCATCACTATAGAAAAACCAAGATCCCGCTCCTGCTTCACTTGTTGGTGTTGGAGTTGGTGTACTTGTTAATGTCGGAGTGGGGGTTGGTGTATCGGTAGGTGGTACCTCCGTAGCTGTTGGTGTAGGGGTAGGTGTACTTGTTAATGTAGGTGTAGGAGTAGGTGTACTTGTTAATGTAGGTGTTGGAGTAGGTGTTACTAATGAAGCTTCACAATCATCACAATTCAAATGAAAAGTAAGTGGTGAGCCTGTATCTGTTGGGGTAGCAACAATCTTATTGACAATTCTGTAACATCCACTTGGAGTTGCTCCTGTAAATGTTATGTTGTTTATGTCGCCAGCAGCGAATGCTCCTGGTCCTAAATCAGCAACTAATACGTTCAAATTAGTACATCCTGAAATTGTATAAGTTGTTGTTGTCCCATCAATACAATCCGAACAATTAGAATAAGATGATGATATTGGGTTACTACCATCTGTAGGTGCTGTATCAATTTTATTAACAATGGTATAACACTCACTTGCAGTTGAACCTGTAAAATCTAAATAGAATGTATCACCAGGGAAAAATGCTCCTGGTCCTAAATCAGCGACAATAACATTTGAACTACTACATCCCGAAATTGTATAAGTTGTTACTCCACTTAAATCAATTGTAGGTGTAGGTGTACTTGTTGCTGTCGGAGTTGGTGTTGGTGTCATTTCAGGGAACACAGCTTTTAATGTTGCCGTATCACCAGTGATAGTTACAATGGTGTTAGATGAATTAGGTACAGGTAAATTAACATTAGTACCCTCCCAATTTTGAAATAACCCACTACCACTAAACGCGATAATAGAATATTGTTGGTTTTTAATAACACTGATTGTTGTATCTGATGTATATGTGACTCCACCGAATGAAATGCCATCATAACCCATAACTATATCAATATCTAACGACGCCATTTCTGGTGTTGGTGTTGGTGTAGATGTCGGACCCGGCGTTGGTGTAACTGTTGGTGTTGATGTTGGTGTTGCGGTTGGTGCAACACAAGTTAATAATGCCACAACTTGATTCGATACAAATTCAAATATAAAAGGTGCATTAAATTCACCATCGGAAAGAATGTAATAACCATCTGTTATGGATGCTAAAACATTTGAATTTGCACCAAGGTAAGCATAATCACCAACACTTACATCTGGATTATCAAAATAAACATCAAAAGAACCACTTATAGTGCAAGTTTCTTCATTTAAACAAGCAATACCGTCACAAGCTAATTCCAAATCAGTCCCAAATGGACCTGTAGTATTAGTTCTATCAATTAATGTATATTGGAATCCGTGATTAATTGGTGTAGGAGTTGGTGTTGGTGTCGGTGTATCTGTAGGTGCCGGTGTTGGTGTAGGTGTTGGGGTATCTGTCGGTACCGGTGTATCTGTTGGTGTCGGTGTATCTGTAGGTGCCGGTGTTGGTGTAGGAGTTGGGGTTGTTGATGTAGATTCTAATAAAATATTATCTCCATTTTCTTGTAATAAACTATCACCATTCTCTTGTAATAAACTATCACCTAAATTATCAGTTGGTGTCGGTGTTGGTGTTGCAGTTGGTGTTGGTGTATCAGTTGGTAACGGAGTTGGTGTATCAGTTGGTAACGGAGTTGGTGTATCAGTTGGTAACGGAGTTGGTGTATTAGTTGGTATTGGAGTTGATGTAGGTGTTGGTGTACTAGTAGGTGCTGGCGTTAATGTTGGAGTTGATGTTGGTGAAGGTGTTGTACCCATACCGAAGTTTGTCCAATACCCATTACTGTTCAACCAAATCTTAGCATCATTACCTGAAGCAAAAGTTTCATTAAATTGAAAATTACATAAATTAATAAATGAATTTTCGGTTAAACCTCCTGAACCCCAAAATCCAATATTACATGGAATAAAAGAAATTGGGTTTGGGTGTGTCCCACTTAAATCAGCATATCCTATGACATATTGTAAATCTAAATCTGGAGATGCCCACCATTTAACTCCACCTATATTGGATGAATAATCTTGTGCTGTTGTACCTATAGCTAAATCACCTATTTGTTCTGTACCGTCTATCAAACTACCGGTATTGTATGCAATTGGAAGTATTGTTGCCATTAAATTTTTTGTTACTACAATAAATAGTTAATATTATGTAAAATATTAAATAAAATTACCGTTGTAATTAGATAAATTGTATTGTAAGGTCGCAACATGTTGTTGATCTTCGCCATTTTGTGATACTAAAGTAACAATAGTACCTGTTGAAGCAACTCCATAAAGTCCAGTATATGTGTTATTAACAAACAAATATGCATCCTCATCTAAAGACATACTACCTCCTTTATACATCATTACATCCATCACAACTGGATTAGAACCTAAACTACCATACCACATAGCATTCATGTCTATTGTAATTGTTGAACCACTAAATTGTGGAAATTGTGATTTAAATTGTATTAAATCTATAAGGACAGATTCAAAACCTGTTCCTGTATTATCACCCGCCCATTTTAAAATTGGTGTTTCACTATCAACAGGAAATTCATTAGACCTGTTCCATCCAATATATGTTGATAAATCATTTTGTCCAATATCAGGGTTACTAATTCTTGTTCTAGTATCTAAGTCAGCACCATCCGTGAACGCATATGTTACAACTATATAGTCGGCATTAAATGTAAATCCACTAGGTGGTGGTGTTGTAAACGGATATGGTGTTGGGGTAGGAGTTGGTGTTGCCGTTGGTGCAGGTGTCGGGGTTGGCGTGTGTAATGCGTAAATCGGTATTATTTCCGCAGTATTTCCTGTAACGGTTATAGTTGTAGGATTTGACGTTGAATTACTAATTGTCATTCCACTATAATCCCATCTAACAAAACTTTGACCATTTTGTGTTGTACCTGTAACACCATAACTAACGTTTCTTGTTACACCTGTAAAAATATCTGTAAATCTCTGTATGTCATCAAATTTAATAAATTGTCCTTCACCTAACCTAACCATTAATTGAACAATGTCAGGTGTAGGTGTCGGTGTGAGTGTTGGTGTACTGGTAGGTGTAGGAGTTACGGTAGGTGTTGATGTTGGAGTACTAGTTGGTAATGGTGTGGGTGTTGGTGTTGGTGTTCTAGTAGGTGTACTTGTAGGTGTTGGTGTTGGGGTATTAGTAGGTGTAGGGGTTGGTGTAAATAAATTATTATATAAGTTATCCTCACAATCATCTCCACATTCTGTAATACTAAAATTAGGTTTTATATTTGTATTATAATTGTCTTTTATCTGTAAATGTGTGAAAGGATATTCGTAATAATTGTATTGTAATAAATCAAATTCTGTCTCACCTTCATGTATTTCTCCAGATTCAATTGTACCTCCACCAAATACTTGTACCAACGGATTTAAATCTGTTTTAAAATAAATAATTGTAATTGTACTTCCACTAACTGGTATTATAGATTCAATAAACTCAATTGATGATGTATTTTCATCGTGTGTAAATTCAACATCTTGTTTTTTTACTCTATCGTCAACTAATACACTAACCAAAGTACCAATATCTTGACCAACATCAAAAATTGATTGAGAACCATCAGCATTAAAACTAACTGTTTCAATCTGTCTAGTTGTTGGTATTACTTCTTCAAAGTTTTCTAATGTATAAACTTTTTGTCCGTTCAAATAAATTTTTAAAACTCCTAATCTTGCACTTCTGTTTTCATACCATTTTTGATTTAAACTCTCAACAACGGTATAAAATTCTGTTGCACCCGTTAACCAATCCAATTGGTCTATTGTTGTTATCTTATCGGTAATTAAATCATTTATACCTCCATAATTTGGTAAGTCACAACCATCCAATTCTCTGTATCTTTCAAATACTATTGAAAGATTAAAATCATTTGACGTTCCACCAGAACACAAAACAGATGTTTGTCCGGTTGCGGTATAATAAATTGGTGTATCGTTGTTATCTAATTTATAATGAATTGCCTCCCACAACACTCTTCCATCATCAGTAAAAGAAAATGACAAATTATTATCAGCATAATTTTCTTGTTCTGTTTCACCACTTATACCCCAATAGTAAAAAGTTGTTCCACCAGACCAATCAATTCCGTCTCTATTAAAAACAAAATCTAATGTCCAACCTTTTTCGGTTCTTTTTCTTATGTAAGGGTCTCCTGATTCTAAAATATATGTTGTTGCCATTCTTTATAAATATTAGTATAATCTTTCTATTGAAATTATATTATTGTTTATTCACCTACCCATCTTGCCTGAAACCAAGACCTTCCTTCGTATTGCGATCTTGAATTAGATGCCCCACCAACATTTACAATGTTTATGAAATCAGTTGAACCATTTAGATACACAATTTTTGTTACCTGTTGAGCCACTGCACCAAAAGCACCAGTAGTAACAACAATTCCATTATTTTTTTTAATTGCCATAGACGCTTCACTATTTCTATATACATCATAGGTTGCAGTAATTTCCCAATAACCAGCCTTCTGCGGAGTAAATGTATAAGTTGAAGTATTAAACCAACTACTTGATACATTAACCGTATTATTCACAACACTATATCTACAAGGGTCTTCAGTAAATGAACCTGGTAAGGTATAAGTAACATCTGCGTATGCTTCAAGTAAATAAAGAGTTGGTGCAAGATTTGTTGATACACCATTTCCTAAAGTAGTCAAATCAAAATATCCACCTCTAGCGTTACCACCTTGTTCAAAAATTCTTAATCTATTTTGATAAGAATCAATTGTAATTCCACTACCTGTAAGTGAGTTGTTTGTTTGTGATTTTGCTAATAAAATTTCTCCACCTTCATCACCACTTCCAGTTCCAACTTGTAATTTAGTTGTTATTATGTTCATTGAACCACTTATTATTACTGAACCTGTAATATTTTGAGTTGTTGAAATTGAACCTGTTGTTAGAACATTACCACCTGTACCTGTAACATTTAAGTTTCCGCCAACATTCACATCACTTGTTGTGGTTAAACCACTAATTGCGGTTAGTGCAAATGTTGGGTTGATTTGAATATAGTTTGCTACTGCTGTACCATCACTTCCGGCTGAAACGGTTCCTCCACCCCAAGCATTGATGGTATAAACTGTTGGTGTAGTTACTGTTAATACCCAAGTTCCTTGAAGTCCATTATTTACTGTACCGCTGGCTTGATACCAATTAAAAACACTGGTGTTTGCAACCTGTGAACCACCTGTAAATATACCCATTGCACTATAACCGCCATTAACTTTTGCCTGAGCAGTAATCAAGTAAGTACCTGGTTGTAGAGTTGGCAGGGTAAAGACGGTAGTTCCTGGACTTGAGGCTCCAACCACTTGATTATAACTGTTTGACAAAGTCACTTTACCAACTGTTGCATTCATCGTTCCCGTTGCGGTTGATTGAATTGCAACCACACCTGTTGTGAGATTTGCCACACCATAAGTTGTTGGTTGTCCGTTTACAATTACATTATCAAATGAACCTGTTGGAGCCGTTAAAGTTGTTCCACTATATGTTAAACCTGATTGAACGGTTGCGTTTGTTCCTGAACCATTATATGTTATTAAACCACCGGCTGTTGAACCTGTAAGTGTTACTAAACCTGATGTTCCGCTAGTACCACTTGTTCCCGCCGTTCCTGATGAACCTGATGTTCCTGAAGAACCTGAAGAACCTGAAGAACCACTAGAACCTGAAGTTCCTGAAGAACCATCTGATCCTGATGAACCTGAAGTACCAGCAGTTCCTGAAGTACCTGCAGTTCCTGAAGAACCACTAGAACCTGATGAACCATCTGAACCTGAAGAACCTGAAGTTCCTGATGTACCAGCAGTTCCTGAAGAACCACTAGAACCTGACGAACCTGATGTTCCCGAAGAACCGTTAGAACCTGACGTTCCACTTGTTCCTGAGGAACCATTAGAACCACTCGTTCCTGATGAACCTGATGAACCTGATGAACCTGAACTACCATTAGAACCGGATGTTCCACTAGTCCCGGCAGTACCTGAAGAACCTATACCAGATGTACCACTAGTACCTGATGTTCCATTTATACCGCTGGTTCCAGATGTACCGTTAATACCGCTAGTACCTGAAGTACCATCACTACCACTTGAACCATTAGAACCCGATGTTCCACTACTACCATTAGAACCTGATGTTCCTGAACTACCGTCACTTCCACTAGTACCTGAAGAACCGTTAGAACCTGATGTTCCATCCACACCACTAGTTCCTGAACTACCACTAGTTCCTGACGTTCCGTCTATACCATTTGATCCTGATGAACCATTAATACCTGAAGTACCACTCGTTCCATCAATACCAGATGAACCACTTGTCCCATTAATACCCGATGAACCAGATGTGCCACTACTTCCATTTGAACCTGATAATCCACTTGTTCCTGAGGAACCATCACTTCCTGATGTACCAGAACTTCCGTTAGAACCCGAAGAACCAGAACTACCATTAGAACCTGATGTTCCACTACTTCCGTTTGACCCTGAAGTACCTGACGTTCCAGATGAACCGGCAGTACCTGAAGTTTGTGAATTTCCCAATATGGTTTCACGAGTTACTTTATAAGTGGTTGTTTCACCACTATTATTCATAATAAAATATGCTCCTGTTGTGTCCCCAGTGAATAATGGTAATTCGTTTACTTTTTTATTGTTCATTTAAGATAAATATTTTTTTAATGTTGATATTGTATGCACTCTTCGTTTTGTGTTAGTATTGAAAATTCGTCTTGTGTTAAAATGGTATAATCACACCCATACTCAACACTTGAACCTACAGTGCTTTCATATATAATTGGTAATGATGGTTCACGACTATTATCCAGTTGAAAGTCATACTCTTCAGAAAAATCTAAAACTATGTCTATCCACCCAGTTTTATCTAATGTGAAATCATATGTTTCTGAATTATCAATCTTCAAATCCAATTTTGAACCATAATATTTCAAAATATTCTGTCTAGTCATATTTTATAAATATCTTTCATACTATTTGATATTTATATAAAAGTCTATTTGAATGAATAATTTTATAAAACAGGTAATTGAGGAGACGTTTTCGTCAAAAGCACAACAAAGATTCTTTTATGCTCAGGCAGGAAAGGGTGGAAAAAAGGGTAAAAAATGGTCTAAGTGGGCAAAAGAATACTCAGATAAGACGGATTTTAAAAAAATACCTGAGAAAGTAGAGAACGAAGAAGAGGTTGATGAAATTGTGGATAAACAAGGTAATATTTCTCGTGGTAAAAAACCATCAAACATTAATACCAAAGGTGTAACTTCTAATACCACAACAGACGAGGTGGTTAAAACAGGTAGAGGTGCTATGGGTTCTTACGGAACAACGGGTGTTCAGAATTATAGAAGATATTGGGGTGAATCAGATATGTCAAAAGCATTAGGTGCGGAAGATACCATAATGAAAGATGCTGATTATGATGAAGCTAAAAAACATTTTGAAAAAAAATTAGGATTAGACGAACCGGAAACAGAAGAAAGATTGGCTCAAATGGGATATGACAAAAAATTACCAGATGATAAAGTTAGATTAGTTGAGAATCCTAAAAAGTTTATGGAGGAATATATTGAAAGTATAATGAAGAAAAAAACTGAAGATTCCGATTTGGTAAAAAAAGAAGAAGAGATTGAAGAAGTAGAGTTAAACCCAATTATTAAGAGACAACTTAAGTCACTTAAAAATAGTATGAAAACTTATGGTTTAAAACCCGACCATATTATGAAAGGATTAAAAGACGATGAATAAAGAGTTAAAAAGTAGAATATTTGATATACCTCAAAATATATTAGATAAGATTAACCATACCGTGGTTGGTCTTAATGGAGAACATGTGAACGGTATTCAAAGAGCTAAGAAACTTTTAACTGATAAAAAAGTAAAATACGGACAACTTAAAAGAATTATTCATGATTTACAAAACATGGATAAAATTAATAATAAAGTTAAGTATGATTTAGCGGGTGGTGATTTGATGGAAAAATGGGCGAAACAATTTTTACAAGGTGAAAGAGATTTAATTAGTAATAGAAAAGATGGTAGAAAACAAGCCGACGAAATTAGCGGTTTAACAGGAGAAAGAAAAAATAGTCATTTGAAAAAACACACTAAAAGATTTGGTTTTAAAATACCTGTCAATTTAGTTAAGAGTAATTCAGATTTAAATTCAATCTCATCAATAAAATTAACTGGTTTATTTGAACAAGTTGAAAGAATAAAAAAATTAATGTTATAATATGGCAACTCAATTAGAACAACTATCTGAAAGATTTAGAACAGAACATTTAACACGTAATTCATATAATGGTAATAACTTATATGATTCAAACAATAAAAATGCAATGTCAGATGGTGACGACAAAGGTAAAGGTGAAAATTCAGGTCAAGTAGGTTCATTAACGGACATACATTCAAGAACTGAATTATTAGCGAGAAATAGATTCAATTCAGATTCTACCTATAACTCAAGTTCACCTGATGCAATGTCAGATGGTGATGAGAGAGGAAAGGGTGAAAATAATGGACAAGTTGGTTCATTAACAGATATTAATAAAAGAAATGACTTAGTTGCTTCAAACAAATACGGAGAGAAAAAAAGATACCCAGATTTTTAATGAGTTTAAATAAAACAATATTAACTGTTCTTGAGGAACAAAACGTACTGAAAACGACAAAAACAAAACCTATTGTTGATGCTATCAAAAATAGGAAGAAAGTTTCGTTTTATTATTCAGGACCAAGAAAACCAAAAAAGGATAGTGTAAAACCAGGTAAAAGAGTTGATGCGGAAGCGGTTGCTTTAGGGTTAAGTAAAAAGGGTAACCTTATTATGCGAGCATATATTCAACCGCCATCAGTATCTAAAAAAGGATTTGGTAAAACAGGTTGGAGGACTTTTATGTTGAGTAGAATGAATGATGTTCAAATCAGTGATGAAACTTTTGATTCTAAAAGACCTCAATATAAGGAAGGTGATGATAATTCAATGTCAGTAACTTATGTTACATCTGATTGGACAAAACAACCTAAGGTTAAAAAAGAGAAAAAACCAACTGAACCAACACCACAACCTTCAGAACCTGTTACAACACCTGAAAAACCAACAGCACCAACAACTACGGTTACCAAACCTGAAGTTAAACCTGAGAAATTACCTCAACCAAAACCACAAGAAGTTCCTGCCGCACCACAACAAGAACCACAATCAGTTGAACCTCAGACAACTGAACCAGAAAAAGAAGAGTTACCTCAACCAAAACCAGAGGAAAAACCTTCTAAAACACCTGAGGAAAATGAAGAAGATAAAAATCTTCAAGAATCAGTAAATAAAATTAAGCGTTTAATGTTTTTTTAAAATACATTATATTATAAAAAATATTTATCAATATGTCACAAGGACCAATATCAGAAAATGATTTAATGCGTAAATTAGTTAACGCTAAAAAGATTATGAATAAAGTTGATGACGGAAACTTTGAAAGAGGTCACGTTAACGAATCTATGTTATTATCTGACCCTTCTGAATTAATGGAATCACAAATACCACAACAAACAAGTAAAAGGTCTGTTGGTACTGTAAATGTTGATAAAATACAAAATTCAAAACTACCCGATTCAATAAAACGAGCAATGATTGAACATCCAATTGAACAAATGCCGTCAATATCATTAAGTGAAACTTTAGATATGGATTTTGTTAAAGGTGCAAAACGTTTAATGGAACAAGAAGGTGTATCATCAAAAAAATCACAACCACAACAAAGACAATCAGTTAGTTCAAATATTGATATGAACTCAATTGCAATTCTAATTGAAAATGCGGTTCGTAAAGTTATGGATGAAAAATTGAATCAAATTCTAACCGCTCAAACAACATCTACTATTAATGAAAATTTAGTATTAAAGGTTGGAGATTCAATATTCAAAGGAAAAATTACAGGAGTAAATAAAGCAAAGTAATTTTGTTTTATCATTTTTATTTGTTATATTATAGAATATAATAGTAATGAATAATGTCAAAAATTAGAATTTTAGCAATCCCTTCGGATAAACATGGTGTGGGTAAGTTCAGAATGATGGACCCATATAAATTTATTGGTGAGAACCACTCTGGTGATGTTCACGTTGATATAACCTTTAACGCTGAAAATAACGATGAATACTTTTTAAATTATGATATTGTTGTTTTTCATACATTCATACATCAATTAAATCACGATACAAATGTTGAAAGAGTTAAGTGGTTAAAATCAAAAGGAATTAAGGTTGTAATGGATATTGATGATATGTGGGCCGTAGATCAAAGACACCCCATGTATCATCAAATTAAGAACTCTAAGATAGGTGAGATGAAAGTAGAGTTATTAAAGTTAGTAGATTATATTTCAACAACTACCCCAATATTTGCCGACACACTTAAGAAAAGATTGGGTGTAAATAATGTTATCGTTTTTCCAAATGCAGTAAACGACGAAGAACCTCAATTCAAGTCAACTCCAATCAAATCAGATAAAATAAGATTCGGTTGGTTAGGTGGTTCATCTCATTTGTATGATTTAGAATTAATGCAAAATGGAATTTCATCAACACACAATTCATTCAAAGATAAAGTACAGTTTGTTTTATGTGGTTTTGATTTAAGAGGTAGCGTTACTGAGATAGATAGTAATACAAAACAACAAAGACAAAGACCAATACAACCAATGGAAACTGTTTGGTATAAGTACGAAAAATTCTTTACTGACGATTATAAAGCGTTAAGTTCAGAATATAAAGAATACTTACATTCGTTTACGGAATCACCATCATTTGAAGATGGTAACGAACCTTACAGAAGACGATGGACACGTGATGTAAACACATATGCAAGTAATTACAATTATTTTGATGTGTCATTAGCACCATTAGTTGAATCTGTATTTAATGCGAACAAATCACAATTAAAAGTTATTGAAGCAGGTTTTCATAAAAAGGCAATCATTGCAAGTGATACCGACCCATTCACTTTAGATTTAATTTCAGCAGTTGACGAAGGTAAATTTAACAATAAGGGAAATGCCTTATTAGTTGGTACAAAAAAGAATCATAAAGATTGGGCAAAACATATGAAACGTTTAGTTGAAAATCCTAATATGGTTGAAGACTTAGGTAATCGTTTATATGAAACAGTTAAAGACAAATATTCATTACGAAAAGTTTGTCAAGATAGAGTAGAATTTTTTAAATCAATAATAAAATAAAACAACATGCATTATTTAGTTACAATCGGTTATGAGACCGAACAAATGGACAGAGAAGGTAATCCTCGTACAAAAAAGTATAAATACATTATTGAAGCGGAGTCTGTTGAAGAAGCGACGATTGTTGCATCAAAATACAGAGCAGGAGATACACGTTCAAGTGAAAGTATTTCGGTGGCAAAAATGGCCATTGAATGTATCATTGATAGTAAAAATACTCCTGAGTATTACAAATCAAAATAACAATTTAAACACCAACTGATATGGAATTTTATAGTCGTGAGATACAAATCATGCGTCAATCACAAAGTAAAATGGCATTGGAATATGTAACATCAGTTGGTGTTTCTGTTACACTTGAAGAGTTAGTTAGAATTACGGATTTATTCGTGGAAATATGTTTAAGACCCCAAGACGATGACTTAAAAAAAAGAATTAAGGCATTAGATAAATGGTTAGAAGAAAAAAAGAAATTAAATGGATAAGAAAGAAGCAGAAGAATATTTGAAAAAATTAGAAGAGTTTGAAAAAACAATTAACTCTGAAGATGATGAAGAAAATTTTGACCTTAACTTTATTGAGGAAATTAATACTTTATTATCTAAATTGGAAGGTGAGATTAATAAAAATGAAAATATTAAAACTGAAAGTATTATAAACAATTTTACTTTAGATATAAAAGTTAAAAAATTACATCCAAATGCCGTGATACCTTCGTATTCAAAAGTTGGTGATGCTGGTATGGATTTAACAATAACGAGTGAAATAGAAAATACAACATTTAGTGTATCATATGGTTTTGGTATTGCAATGGAAATTCCCAAAAATTACCTTGGGTTAGTTTTCCCTCGTTCATCGGTTAGAAATCAAGAATTAGTCTTGTCCAATTGTGTTGGTGTAATTGATAGTGGGTATAGAGGTGAATTACAGGCCACATTTAAGAAAACTAATGGTTTAGACTCATTAAAATATAAGATAGGTGAAAGAGGTGCTCAGATTATCATATTACCTTACCCACAAGTAAAAATGGTTGAATCCGAAGAACTATCAAACACTGAAAGAGGTGATGGTGGTTTTGGATCTACCGGTGTTTGATGATATTTATTACTAATAAACGAACATTTAAAACGTTAAATTTTGGCTTTAAAACAAAAGACGAGAAAAGACCAACCACCCGTATTAGTAGAAGAGAAGAAAATATCACATAAAGATAGGATTAGACAAATTATCAAACGTCCTAAAGAAAAGTTCTTAACCAAAAACCAAGAAACCTATTGGAATATTCTTGGTGAAAATCAAATAACGTTATGTTTCGGTCCTGCGGGTGTAGGTAAGTCGTACATCGCTATGAAACGAGCTATAGACCTATTATATGACGATTCTAACAAGTATGAGAAGATTATCATAGTTAGACCGGCAGTTGAGGCTGAGGAAAAATTAGGATCACTACCAGGTGGTTTAGAAGAGAAATTAGACCCGTACATTTATCCATCATATTATCTTTTAAATAAGATAATTGGTAAAGAATCAAGAGAAGAATTAAAAGATCAAGGTTATATTGAAGTTGCCGCACTTGCTTACATGAGAGGTTGGAATGTAGATAATACTATCCTTGTTTTTGAAGAAGCTCAAAACGCGACTCCATCACAAATCAAATTATTACTAACTCGTATTGGATTTAATTCTAAATTCTTTATTTCAGGAGATCTTGAACAATCAGATAAATTCAGAGATAAAACAAAATCTGGTTTATATGATGCAAAGAAAAGATTACAAGATGTCAAAGGAATCGGAATCTTTGAATTTGGTATGGAAGATATTGTAAGAAATCCAATTATCGGAGAAATATTAAATAGATACGAATAGGGTTTACAAATGGTCCTAATCATATTATATTTCCTTTATGGAAATATTCATTAGTATAGATGGGGTTGTAAGAAATACAATTCAAAAATTTGACTATCATTATAACGACGCATATCTAAGTTCGGAGTTTGAAAATCCCGATAACTTTCAATACGGTGTTACCGAACCAATTCAAAATAATAATCTTTTAGATTCTTATAGTTTTCAATCTAAAGAAGAGTTTGAATACTTTTTATTTATTGAATATCCAATTGAGATTTTTGGACATGCAGGTTTAAGTTATTCTACTACATTTACGGATTTAAATAAATTAATTTATGAAAATCCAGAACACAATTTTACACTTATCGGTTGTGATGAATTAGGTAAAGCAAAACCAGCATCACTTTTCTTTTTATCTAAAAATGGATTTTTAGGTAATAGTATTAAATTTATTAAAAGTGACGATATTCAATCTACATGGAACATGTGTGATGTCTGGATTACTGACAATGAAATGATATTAAATTCTTGTCCTGAAAATAAAAGTGCCATTAAATTCAAAACGACTTATAATCAATACTTTACTTATAAAAAAGAAATAACTAAATTTACTGAAATACAAGAACCATGGTTGAAATCTTTGGAAAATCCTACTACATTGACCTTGACGGAATCACAGAAAAATGTAGAACAGGAGGAACAATACCAGACGAAGACGGAGGAGAAGTAACCGAGGTAAACATATTCAAATACGAAGTAATAAAAATGTGTTTGGAAAGAGTTTTAGGTGAAATAGACGAAGTTGACGAAGGGTTAGGAAAATTTGCACAAGAAGGAACAACAATATCTTTCAAAATTGCATTTAATACATTAATAAAAAATCAAATTTTAATAGAAGACGAAGATGAGTAAAGAAAACATAGAAAAACTTGAATCGGCCTTAGGTAGGTTAGAGACAAAAGAAAATAACATTTATTTTTTAGCGTATGACACTAAGAATAATGCAAGGGCATCCATAAAACATATCTACGATATGGCATTAACCTTAAAACAAAATGGATATAATTCTAAAATTTTAGTTGAAGACTCAACCTATACGGGTATTGAGTGGTTAGGTGATGAATATAGTGTATTACCTGTCGTAACAATTAAAGAAGACAAAATTGAAATTAAAATTGAAGATGTAATCGTTGTTCCTGAATACTATTCAAATGTTTTACAACAATTATCAAGTGTAAGATGTATGAAAGTAATGTTAGTACAACAAAAAGAATACATATTTGAAACATTACCTATTGGTAGTCGTTGGAGCGATTATGGTTTTGATAGAGTTATTACTACAACTGAAGAGGCTAAAAAATATATTACGGATATTTTTCCAGAGGCTTTAGTTCACGTTATTCCTCCAATAATTGGTGACCACTTCAAACAAACTGAAGGAATTGTAAAACCATATATTGCTATTAGTTGTAGAGATAGGTCATTACATAGAAAGTTCATTTCTGAATTTTATTTAAAATATCCTCACTTACGTTGGATTACATTTAGAGATATGGTTCAAATGAGTTACCAAGATTTTGCCGAATCTTTAAAAGAATGTTTAGTATCGGTGTGGGTTGACGACGAAAGTACATTTGGTACATATCCTTTGGAATCAATGAAATGTGGAGTACCTGTAGTTGGTAAAATTCCTAAAACTGAACCAGATTGGTTAAGTGAAAATGGTATGTGGACTTATGACGAGAATAAGTTAACCGATATTTTAGGAACATATGTTTTAGCATGGTTAGAAGGTGTTGAATTAACTGAAGAAGTTAAACAAAAAATGAAAGAAACCTTATTACCTTACGATTCAGAAATAACAAAAAACAATATTATATCTGTTTTTAATTCTTTCAACAATAGAAGAAATGAAACAATAAAAACGGCGTTAGATAAATTAAAACAAGAAGAAACAAAATAGTATGAAAAATATAACAGTAATATTACCTTTACATTCAGTAGAGGGTGATTATAAAGAAATGTTAAAAAATGCAATTACATCAGTTGGAGATTTTCATAACGATGTTATTGTTTCAATAGTTTGTCCAAAATCAGTTGGAGACCAACTTAATTTTCCGATTACAGATAAGGTTGAAATTAAAATTATTACAAATGAAGGACAAACAGATTTTTGTTCCCAAGTAAATTTGGGTATTGAAAAATGTGAAACTGAGTGGTTTTCAATTTTAGAAGTTGATGACGAATTTAAACCTATTTGGTTAAAATCAGTAAATGAATATGTGAAAACATATACTGATGTTGATGTGTTTTTACCAATCGTAAGAGATATTAATGTTGAAGGTAAGTTTATAAGTTTTACAAACGAATCAGTTTGGGCATATGGGTTTACTGAGAAACAAGGATATTTGGATAATGAAGTTTTATTAGATTTCCAAAATTACCAAATCAGTGGTGGTTTATATAGAACACAAGTTGTAAAAGATAATGGTTCATTTAAAGAGAATATCAAATTAACATTTGGATATGAATTCTTTTTAAGATTAACACATAATGGTGTTAAAATTATGTCTGTTCCTAAAATTGGATATCAACATTTGAATTTTAGAGAAGAGTCTTTGTTTTGGGAATATAAAAATAATGAAGAAACAAAGTTGAAAGAAGATGAAGTTAAATTTTGGTTAGAAACAGCTAAAAAAGAATTTTTCTTTAAAAATAAACGAGATGTTAATTATGAAGTAATTTAATGCCAAGACCAAGAACCCAAAAAATATACTTTGGTGAAGATCAGGAAAAAGCCGTTGTAAAATATCTAGAAAGTACTGACGAACTTGAGAGAAATAAAATATTCAATGAATTTTTACGAGAGCCATTGATTATTATGGTTGAAAGTATTATAAGAAGATATAAGTTATATAGAAAAGATATGGAGTTTGAGGAAATCCATACAGATACCATGTCTTTCTTAATAACAAAAATTAGTAAATTTGACCATACAAAAAATACTAAAGCCTATTCATATTTTGGTACAATCTGTAAAAACTACCTTATGGGTGCAATACAGAAAGACACCAAAGAACAAAATAGACAAGTATCGTATGATGACATTTCATCTGATATTGAAGAAGGTAGACCTGATTTAACATATGTTATTGATGAACATATAATTGACTATCAAGCGGTAATAATTAAACTAACTTCAGATTTGGAGAATTTTGTGGAAACTCAAAATTTAAATGAAAATGAAAGAAAGTTAGGTTATGCGTTATTAGAAATATTTGGAAACTTTGATAAAATTTTCCAAGTTGGTGATGGTAATAAATTCAACAAAAACCTTATCCTACTCTCGTTACGAGAAATGACCTCTTTATCTACAAAGGAAATTAGAATCTCTCTTAAAAGGTTTAAAAAGCTTTATGACGGGATTTTAGGTGGGTTTTTAGAATAAACCTATTTATAGATATGAGAGAGAGAAAAAACAATATTACATTAGACGTTGACTCTGCCCTCGCATTAATGCAGGAAATTTACAATGATGTGGTGGAAAATAGAAACACCGCCAATCAAATCATGCGTAAAATGATGTCCTTTATGAAGGATGCTGAGGATATGAGTACTATTGGTCCAGTTATAAAAGAACAACAGAAAATATTAAATGACTGTACTGAAAAGAAAATTTCACTAGTTAAACTCCAAGGTGTCTTACTTAAACAAACTACTGGTGGAAGTGGTGGAAAAGGTGGACCTATGGGTAAACTTGAATTATCGGATGAGGATAGAGAATTGTTAGATAAGATGATTAATAACGGACCTGAAATGAAAAACGATAATTATTCATTATAATGAGTTTAAAAGATACCATAGAGAGACTTAAATCTAAAATTGATATTATCCATCAATCTATAGACAGTGATATTTTACAAAGAAAAATAGAACTTACTCCTGAAGATTTAAAATTACCGGAATTTGATACGTCAAAAATTGCAAACAAGTTAGAACAGTTTCGTGATACTCTTAGAAAAAGGAGATTAAGGAAACAAAATAAAGATAATATATTTTCACAGTTAATTGAGATTTTTGATAAAGTATTATCAGCTGGAAGAAGTGCTGCTGAATCTGAAAGATTTGTTGGAAATCAAAGGTTACGTCAACACGTTATTGACTCCGCAGAAATTACCGCAAATTCCGCTAAAACAATTGTAATGGATTGTGTAAAATCTGCATTATTTGCTGGCGACGGTATTTGTGGAGGTAATAGTTTATTTTTTGGTATTGATTTTGATAAAGTTAATATTAAACCAAAAGAAATTGACTTTTTAAATATGTTACGTGTTGATCCCGAGAGTGACTACGGTAAATTAATGTATGAAAAAGAAAATGTTGTAAATAACAAAGAAAAAATTAATAGAAATCTTTATGATGAGTTTGTAAATAAAACTGGATATACCTATACAACACCATCAAATAAAGATTTATTTACTGCAACTTGGAATTCTACAGGTCAAACATTTACTATATCGGGTTTAACTCAATCAACAGGAATTACAGTAAATCAATTTCTTGATGATTATTATAGTAATATGGAATGGCCAGATATTAATCATATCTTAAGAAACGTCATGTTATTAACAATTAAAGCCGCTAACGTTAGTGCTAATAAAAAAGGTGTTTCCATAGGAACATCTTTGAGCGGTATGGAAGACTCATTAAGTTGGTCACCTGAACTTGATGATGCGATAAATTATTTAGAACGAATGTTAAATAAATTATTTGCATTTTGTAATAATAGAGGTAGAATGTTAAGTGGACAAACAGCCACGGAATTATTAAATGAAAATGAAGAAGATGATGAATTTTATTTTGATTTTGATGATGTTGAAGGTATTGATTTAGAGGAAGAAGATGCGAGGAAAAGAAAAGTTTTAAAATTTAAAGATTGTAATAATTTTGAAGTTCCATATAATGCAACCATTATGGAGGACTTTATTTATTTAGAAGATAAATTAAATAGAAACGATTGGGTTAGAAAGACTTTAGATAAATCTGCCATGGACGCATATGAACAATCAGATTTTAGTATAGAATTACCTGATTATCAACTATCAATAAACTTAGGATTTATTCTTAACATTCCTAAGGCAATTGTAATGTCTATCATATCACCTAAAATGTTTTTACCAATAGTTACAATTTACAAATTATTTACGCCGAACATTACTATAGATACGAATATTACTGCGGCAGAAATAATGAAGAGATTAAAGAAATTATTTAAATGTGTAATTACTGAGTTGTTTTGGAAATTCTTAAGAGAATTATGGAAAAAACTTAAAGCAGATTTAAAGAATTTCCTACAAAGAATTATTAGAAGAATTTTGAGAGAAAAATTAAAAAGATATTATATTGTAGTGATGGCACTTATTTCATTATTAAAGAAAATAATTGAAAATGGTTTAGATAATTGTGCTGATTTATTTGCGGCAATAGGAGCCGCAATTGATGGTGCATTAGATTCATCAGGTGTTGGAAGTCTTCCAAACGCGTTATTATTAATGGCAGATAAATTACCTGGATTTAGTGCTATTAAGACACATATGGAGTCTGTTGAGAAAATGAAAGCGTCAGGTGTATTTACTGGAGACGTCAACGGAGAACCGAATTATCTAATGGCGGCATTTTTGGCTAACACAACATCTATGGCGGATAACATTGCTAAAACACCGTTTATATCAACTAATAAAGGAATGGTGGGTTCTTCAGCTTTAGGTCCGGTATATATACCACCAGGTCAGACCCAACAAGCAGCATTAATGAAAACAAAATAAGATGGATAGTAACAAATTATTAGAAATTGCAAATGACGTTGAAAACAAATCAAATAATGATTTGTTAAATGTTGCCGCACAACTATATGAAGAATTTGAAATGACTAAAGATTTAATTATAAATTTAACCAAACATTTAGATGGTGTTGAATCTTTATATAATAAAGTTAATAAAGAAATTGAAAAAAGAACCAAATTATAATGAAAATAATAGATATTGGTATATGTGTTGATAATGTTGACCCATTAGGTATAGGTAGAATTAGATGTTCTAGATATAATGACATTACCGCTCAAAAGGAAAGGGCATTAGAATATGATGCGTGGGATGATAATGATTTATTCACGGCTAATCCTTTTTTACCATTAAACATTAACTTCGTACCAGAAATAGGTCAATCGGTTAAAATTATTTCATACGATCCGAGAAAAGAAAACGTAAACGTTGAATATGTTGCGGGTCCATTTACCAGTATGTACGATTTTAACGGACAAACATATTCACAACAAATTGCTCATACATCATATGGTGTAAACGTTGAAAAGAAACCACCGCTAAAAGATAAAAGTGGTAAGTTTTTATTTAAGGATAGTGAAAACGTATTTGCAAATAATAAAGATTTTGCAATTTATGGAAAAAGTGGTTCCGATATATTATTTACCGAAGGTGGTTTACAATTAAGAGGGGGAAAACTTCTTTCAAAAGAAACTGGAAATAATAAAAAAAGAGAAAAAATGATTGATTATCCAATTATGGCGAATAAATCATCAAAACTTTATTTAAAGAAATTTCCTAAAAAAATGTCATTGGAAAATGAACCAATTGAACAAACTATTTTTAATGATAAAGATTTAAATTATCTTATTGAATATACAATTAGTGGAAATACTACATCAGGTTCAAATAATTTAACAGGTTTAAATCCCTCAACAACATATCCAACTACAATATCTTTATACGTTTATAAAATAATTAACCCGTTAGGTGATACATTTAAAACTAATTTTTTCAACGAACACAGTGAATCTCCGTTTGCCAATTTAAAATTGATAAATCTTAACGGTGGTGCAAATGAAGCAACGTACAGTACAAATATTACAAATGTTAATAACATTTATATTGATATTAGAAACAAATTATTTGAAATAGACGATTTAGGTTTAGTTGAATTAGATGACAATTATAATAGTGACGATTTACATCCCTATTATTTTAGACCAAGTAAAAATTTTAGAAATTTAGTTCCTTCTACGGGTGCAACGCAAACAATTGAGGCTGAAAATAAAGATATTATTTTAAGAAATGTTAACGTAAGAAGGGTAGGACCAACAAGTGGTTTAGTTTATTCCACGACATCGTCTAGAGTTACTTCTGAACAAATTAAATCAAGTGTAGATAAGATTAAAATTATTGATAATTCTCCTGAACAAACATTTGGTGCGGTTGTCTCCGATAAAATATACTTTTTATCAACAGATTTAGGAACAAACGAATCTCCAATACCCGTTCCATTTAATAACTTAGATAAATATGAATTTACCCAAGAGGACTATATTAAACGTATTGACCCATATACCTATTCAACAGTGAGAGGGGAGAATTTGTTGGAAGTATTAAGAAAAATAATTGACGTGATGTTAACTCATAGACATAACCCATTGATGCCAATTGTTAACCAATTTGATTATCAAGATGGTAATGAACTTAAGGAGTTGTATAAGACCTTAGAGAACGATATTTTAAATAAGTCAATTAGAATCAACTAATATGATATTTATAAAGAAAAAAGATGTCATATTTCCGTTCATATTTTGAGAAAAATAACACGATTTTAAAGGATTTACACGTAAACACGTCAAAAAACCCGACCACCGAAATTTTTTATGGTTCGGGGTTTTCCAAATTTATATTTAAAATAGATTTAACCGACTTACAAAATAAAGTAGATAATGGAGATTTAATACTATCTGAAGGAACAACACATACACTTCATTTGACTAATTGTATATTTGGAAATGAAACTTTTAAAGGAGCAAACAGAGGTACAGGTAGAGAAAGAGCAACATCTTTTGATTTAATATTATTTGAAATTGAAGAATCTTGGGATGAGGGTATTGGATTTGATTATTCCGATAATGACAACGAAATGTCAACTGGTAACAAATCTTTCGTTCAAAGACCTTCAAACTGGTTTTATAAAACAACAACAGATGAGTGGGAGACACCAGGTATTTACACAACTGGAGTTACAATTTTAGATACAATTCATTTTGATAATGGAAATGAAAATATAAATGTAGATATCACAAGTTACATAAATGATGTACTACAAGGTGAGGTAACCAATAATGGATTAGGATTGGCGTTCTCAATACCATATGAAACATTATCAACCGATATTGATAAGTCAGTTTCATTTTTTACAAAATACACACAAACATTTTTTGAACCATATGTTGAAAGTTTTTTCAACGATAGAATATTAGATAATAGATATAGTTTTGTAGAAAAAACAAATCAAAATCTTTACCTATATGTATCAAAAGACGGTAATTATCATAATTTAGATGAGTTACCATTGGTTGATATTTTGGATAGTTCTAATAACCCAATAAACGGTCTTACAGGTTTAACATCTGAACTAGTTCGTAAGGGTGTTTATAAAGTAACATTCGGAATTGGTGGAACATTATGTGACGGAAGAAGATTTTTCTATGATAATTGGACAAATTTGATTATTGATGGAGCGTCTATTGAGGATACAAAACAAAAGTTTATTCCTAAAAAACTAACATCATCAATCACATTAGGTGAGAACAATACAAGTTTTGAGAGATTTAAAGTTCAATATTATGGAATACAACAAAATGAAAAGATTATTAGAGGAGATATAAGAAAGATTGTAACTAATTTCCGTTCAATTGAAAACCCATTAAACACGGTTATAAATGAATCATATTATAGAGTTTTTATCAAAGAAGGTAATACTAATGTAATTGTACATGATTGGACATTAATGGATGTGGCAAATGAAAATTTCTTTATGTTAGATACAATAAACTACATCCCAAGAGAATACTTTATTGAAATTAAGGGGAAATATAACAATGAAGAAATCCATTATAACGAATATATCAAATTTGAGATTTTATCCGAAAAATAAAAATATTTATAAAATATGAAAATAGTAAAATTAACCGAATCTCAACTTAAGAAAGTCGTTTCAAATGTCATCAAAGAAAATGAGATGACTGAAAATTATATGTTTTTTGGTAACTTACAACAAATACACAGACAATGTGAAATGTTGTTAAAGATGAACCCGAAAGAATTGGATAACATTATTAAAAATGGTCACGATTGGGCGGATGATCACGTATCTGAAGCTAAGAATAATATGGACCAAGTTTTTGACTTCTTTATGAATGAAACTAAACGTAAAGATAAAGAAGATGTAACTGCCGATATGAATAGTTTTAGTATGAACGAAGAAGGACAACTTAACGAAAAATGTTGGGATGGGTACAAACAAGTTGGTTCTAAGATGAAGAACGGTAAAAAAGTTCCGAACTGTGTACCGGTAAGTGAAGCGAGTAGTCCTGCACAACAGGCGGCAATAGCAATCAATATGAAGAAAAAAGGTGTTGAACCTAAAAACGAATCTACTGAAGAAGAAATTGACGAGAGTAAGAACTGTCCAACAGACCCTGCGAAGTGGGCAGCATCTAAGGCTAAAGCTAAAGCTAAATATGACGTATATCCTTCCGCCTATTCAAATGGCTTCGCGGCAAAAGATTATAAAGCGAAAGGTGGTGGATGGAAAAAATGTAAATAGATGAACTTACAAGAGAATATACAAAGAATTAGACAAATGATGATTTCTGAGGAGATGGTACAATCTGATGCTTGGAAATCTATAAAGAAAACATTGGACGTTCTTAAAAAGAAGAAAAAAGTTTTATTATTAAGTTGTTCTAATAGACATAATTGGGACAAAAATGATATTGATATACCAAAATCTAAAATGATTGCGATGTATCTTAAGGATGAATTGGGTGATAAATCAACATTGATAGACGTTTCAGAATTAAACATAGTTCCTTGTGAGGGTAACGTATCAAGAAAAGACGGTAATAGTTGTGGTTTATTAAAATCAAAACTTAAGGATAAAGATAAAAATCCAACCGGTCACCATAGATGTTGGGCCAGTGTTAACAACCCTAAAGATGAACTTTGGAAAATAAGTAAAGAACTATTTGAATCAGATGCTGTGGTATTTCTAAGTTCCGTTAGATGGGGACAAACAAATATGTTTTATCAAAATCTAATCGAACGTCTAACTTGGATAGAAAATAGACACACAGCGTTAGGTGAATCTAATTTAGTTAAAGATATTGAAACTGGTTTTATATGTACGGGTCAAAATTTTAACGGTGTAAATGTTAATGATTTACAAAAGAAAGTTCATGAATTTTATGGCTTCAAAACAAATGATGATTTATATTGGA